AGCAGATGCAGTATATTTAAATCTTGCAGATGTTCCATTAACTGTAGAACCTGCTGCTGCCCAACCAGATGATTTGTAAACTTTTAATTCATTAGCAGTTGTGTCAAAATATAAATCACCAACATCAAGACTACTTGTTGGAGCTGATGATGCAACTCTATATCTTTCAGCAAAACTATTTACTCCTGTAACATTGTTGGCAACTGTTGTTACATTTGCAGAATTTGATGCTAAAGTATTCAATCCACTTATACCTGCAAGTGTATTCATGTCAGATACAGTTTGAGTTGTACCTAAAGTATTCATATCAGATACTGCATCAGCAGTTCCTAATCTACCTATCTCAGTTGCTTTTGATGCAACAGTAGTAACTTCTGTAGCTTTTGGAACTAATCTATGAAAATTGTATGTGTGTAATGTAGTTGTTGATTCAACTAATAAACCGAATCCAGCAGCAAAAGAAGCATTAGCACCACAATTGTTTATAGTTACTGTTGATCCACCTACTGTTCCATTTGAAATACTTATTACACCACTTGAATTTGCTGTTTGTGTACTTGCTAATGCACTTATAGATACAATTGTACCAACTCCATTATTAACATCTGGGTTTGCATTTGGAAAACTTGTTTCATTTGCAATTGGTACAAATCCACCAACATCATCTACAAGATCAATAACTCTTGCATCTATAGCTGCTGTTGTTGCAATAAAATCATCGTTACTTGTCCATGATTGACCAGAATTAATTAGTTCAGATGTATCTTTATTTAAAAATCTAGTGTTAGCAGCAGATGTTGTATAAAAAGTATTATCATCAGGTGTGTGTCCTGATTGTTCTGAATTTACTATTATTGCAGCATCTGCAATTTTTGCTATTGTAACTGCATCATCTACTATTTTAGCTGTTGTAATAGAATTACTTGCAAGTTTTGCTTCTGTAACATTAGCATCTGTTATCTTTGCAGTTGTTATTGCATTGTCAGCAATTTTTGTAGTTGTAACTGCGTTAGTATTTAATTTTGCTTCTGTTATAGCTGAAGCATTAACTTGTGATGCTTGAACTGCATTGTCAGCAATTTTTGCATTAGTAACTGCGTCATCTGCAATTTTAACTGTAGTAACAGAACCATCTGCTAATGTTATAGTTGTAACAATTCCAGTTGGGATTGCGTTATTTGTTTTAGATAATATACCAATATAGACTCTTGAAATAGAACCTGATGTAAGAGTTCCAGAATCAAAAGTAACATTGATTGTTGTGTTTGAAGAAAATGAAGATGAAGCTATTGTACCAAATAAAGTATTAGCTGAATCTATAATTTTAATTCTTCTACCTGCATGATAGATTGCACTTACATCTACACCATTAATTGTAAAAGAAGTTGCTGATGCGTAAGCTGCTGTGTAAGCACCATCACCATCACCATATTCTACCCATTGTGCATCATTGAACCACTCTCTAGTATTCTTCATCAATGCTCTGATTGCATTGTTTAGATTAGAGGGTAGCATTCCTTCTGCAACAGAAATACCATTTAATGATGTGTTACTAGCTTGTGTTGTTGAATAATCTTTTATACCTGCCACTTTATTCTCCTATGAACCAAGCAAATGCTTTATTATTTTCTTGATTCTTTTCGTTAATCAATGAGTTGATAGCTTCTTCAATTTGTCTTTGAAAGAACTCTTGAGTTTCAAAACTGTATCTTACGTTATCTATATCACTTTTATCTGTCATCGCAACCCTGCTCTTGATGCAACTATATCAATTCCTTGTGCATCTTTCCAAGCTCCTCCACTTGGTATTTTTACATTAAATTTTACATATCTACCAGATTGTCTTACTGGATTAATACCTGTTGTATTCATACTAGAAACAGATGATTCTGTGCTATTGTCTGCTAATCTATCTCTAGTTTTTATAGTAACAGTAGCTTCAGCATCTACAATAGGTCTAACACCTATTATATTTGATCTTGTTCCTGGAAACAACTCAATTTCTGAGGTTTCTATTTCTCCTTCATTTGCAGTACCAGAAAAAATAGCTGCTTTAAAATTATTATCTATTGCTCCTAATAACAATTGTCCACCAGACCAAAAATCAGTATCTAAAGCAATATTAATTTGATCTAAATTTTGAGAAATAATATCCATAAGCTCTACTGTATATGCACCAACAAACTGTGAAAATATTGTACTAGCATTTGCTTCAGCAGTTGACCATTTTTGTGTAGCATAATTATAAATTAATATTTTATCACAAATACCTGTAGTATTAGATGTGTTAGAAGCAGATGGATATAACCACATAGCAAGTTGATTAAATGGATCAACAGCAGCACATATTCTATCAGAGAATGCTTTGTTTAAATCTACATCAAAAAATCTATTTACTTTTTCTGCACCTATTGAAATTATTTGATCTCCATTAATTTCAAAAAAACCATCATCTGCATAAAAGAATACTCTACGATTATCTTGACAAACTGTTCTTCCATATACTGCTCCTCTGTTTGGTGATATAACTGATAATCTAAATACAGTTGCACCACCTACATAGTCCATACGAATTATTTGATTTTGTCTAAACACATAACCAATTTCTCCTGAAGTTATGTGTGTAATTTGTCCTCCTGATCCTGGAAGGTCTTGTATATCAGATTGTTTAGTTCCAGGTTCCCATGTTGAAATATCATTTATACCTGACCATTGTATTCTATTAGATGCGTTACTATGATTTCCTGTAACTAAAAAATCTCTAATAACTCCTGAAACTCTAAAGTTTGGTAAAGTACCACTTGTTGTAACTGTAGATAAATTTGCAAAATTTGTTGATGTACCCATTAAAAAAAATTGTGGAGCATCTACACCATTCGTTGCAACTACATAATTACCAAATTGTGTAAAAGTCCAAAAGTCATCATTAGAACCTGTAAGGCTAGATTTTCTTGAAGTAAAAGTACCACCAGATAATTGGTATATATCTGTATTAGTAGAAACAAAATTAAAAACTGTATTTGAATTATCTCTAAAAGAACCTGCACCTCTACTATCTGCACCAATATTATTTGATGAATAACTAACTAATGAAGGAAATCTTTTATAAGATTGTCTTGCAAAATAAACATTGTTTGCAATATTAGCTCCAGGATTATTATGCTCTGGTTGGTCAGGAAGCCATTCTCCAAAGGGTATTTGCATTATTCTCCTATTGGTTGTTATTTGTTACAGCAACATAATTATCATTGAAAGAACCTGCTACAGTTACATCTGATCTTTGTTGTAATGGTGCGTTACCATATTGATCTTCTCTGTCGTTTCTTTCAAGTCTTTCAAGTGCAGTAGCATATTGTTGTTGCCATTGTTGAACTTGTCTTGGTTCAACACCACCTAAAAAATTAGCAGCATGATATAATGCTCCATATAAATAAATAGATGGATGATTATTTAAAATAAAATTTGATGTATTTGTTGTTGATAAAGGATCAAACTCTTTATAAAAATTAATTGTTGCTGTATATGAAGATGATGGAACTGGAGCAAATCTAAAATTATCACCAAGTATAGTAAATGTACTTGGCATACCAGAAGTTGAACTACCTTTCATTTGATCCATTTGTGCAGGTGTAATATATTTTAAAGCATACTTAGTTCCACCTTCAACAATAAAAATATCTCTTAACTGTAAAAATCCTGTAGGTAAAGCAACTGTTTCTGCGTTTATTGTAAAAGAACTCTCAGTTGAATTCATTTTTCTAATTCTTAATTTTGAATTAAAATCTTTTTCTGCAAGAACTATAAAATCTTCTATCTCTGTTGTTAAATCTGATCTATTTAACCAATTTGCAATTGATGATTTTAATTCTGAATAATTTGATAAAGCCATTATAATCTCCCCTCTGCTGTTCTAAAATATCTAAATTCATTAGAGTTTAATTTTTGTTTTAGTATTTTTTTTTGTACTTCTTTAGGAAGTGCAAACCAGTTACTACTACCATTATACTCATTAGCCCAGACAGATAAAGCTAAAGTTGGAATACTGGCAACTCTTTTCATTTCTCTTGATTTTGAATAACCATCATTAAGATTAAACAATCTTTTATTATGTTTAATGTGAGGATCAATATTTACTTCTTCTTTAGTTACAATTTTACCCTCCATATCATCTTTCATGTAGGTTGTTTTTTGTAATCCATCAAATGTAATATCTTTTTTCATCTACCCTGTCCTTTGTAACGACTTTTTTTAGCCATACGTTTTTCATGTTTGTTCAAATCTTTTTTGTGTCGCTTTGGTCTTTTTTTTGGTTTAGGTCTTGGAACAAAATTGACAAACTTTTTTCTAGCCACTACGCACTCATTTCAGTTACATAGACATCTGTAGATGAACCATGAAATACTGCAATCTTTTCTCCAGGTGAAACTTTTAATATTTCTATTTCTCCAGATGGTAATAAAGCTGATGTTGCACTTGCAGTAGGTGATGCACCTAAAGCAAAATGAAAGTTAGCTGAACCAACTATTCTAATGTATTCAGTTTGTGAACCAAATGCACTAGATGCTGCTGAAGAATTATTGGTATTAATTTTTTGTGTAGTACCAGGTCTTAAAGCATAATTATAACTCATATTTTTCTCCTATTTTTTTGGGGGAACTTCCGCTAGGCATGAACCCCCAATTTATATTTATCTTCTTATTACAAATGTAACAAGTAATTT